GGGGCAATAGACAACATAAAGAGGAGGGCGAAAAAGAAATTCGGAGTGGACATAGAAATGGTGATGAAGGCACACTCAGATGACAGTGGAGGTTACTGCATGTTCACACCATCTGCAAAATACAAGACAGAGGATGTCCTTGACTTCGTGTTGAGGAATTATGAAATAGAACTGAAATTCTGCAACCACATGCTATCTGCAAAAAAGTGTGTTGTCTCCACTATTTACTCCGAGATACTTTCAATACTTTATGTCAATGGTAAGCTACTGCCATTGATCCCTAAGTTCGTTTCGAATGTGAGATTCACACCAAGCATGAAAGGTTACAGCTCAGATCAGGCTTTATCTTATGGTAAATGCACTGAAATATTGGAAAATGGGGGCACATTCGCTGAGGCTTATTTCAACATGAGAATCTTTTCCGAGATAGTGAGAGACTTTTACAAGATGCCTTACATGCCTGACAGACCATTGTCAGCGCTGGGTTGTCCGAATTCACATCCTATCATGGTCTTTCTGGTGGGATCTTTCGCTGATGATTCAAGACTGTACAGAGTTGACAAAGAGTCTTACATAAGGTTTCAGTCAATATCAAGGTTCTTGTCAGGAGTAGATTTCACCAACGTCAAGGTGTCCCCATTCTCTGATTCTTATCAGGTCAGCTTGAGAAGGTCTTTAGCTGAGATAAAAGAAAAAATAGAGACACTTTATAAGCCTCTTGAGGACCTCTTACAAGATGAAATGTTTTCTAGGGTTGATGTGCAACACACTCTTGTCAAACCTATTTGTTTTTACCACAAGCTGAAAGATAAGTCTTTTTTAGCTTCATTAAGCTATGAGAGTAATGTCAGGATGTTGTGCAGGCTGATATCTACGGCTGGATCAAGGAACAAAGAAACCATCCTTGGGTTGAGGACCTTGAAAGAGATAAACGAAATGATAAATTTGTTTTATTACATGGGGGAGGAGTCACATCAAACAGAAAACAAGATGATACTGGACTGCATGAAACAATACGAAGAGGACAAAGATTACAATTTCTACTCATTGGTTTCTAAAACTTTGTTGAAAGACTCCTTGTGCTTATATGATTATATAGATGACTGCGTTGGTGAGAACTTCTCTATAGAAACCAGCACAATGAC